AGTCCAGTGAGAAGGATGAAGGGGATCAACTCGAAATCTTTTGGACCCGAGGGAGTGAATACCGGGACACGATCAGAATTGCAGCATCTTATCCATCGGTAGAGGGCAGGAGTCGTATCTCACAACTGCTGGCGACTTCCGATTGTCGCAAGTGGCATACCCCCTGTATTCATTGCGGAAAAGAATATGTGATGATTCGGGACCATCTGCAATATCCGGAAGGCAAGCCGGAACTCGCCGTATTAATTTGCCCCCATTGCGGCGAGGGGATTACCGACAAGCAGAGGAGAGAGATGGTGATGAATGGCCGATGGATTGCAACACGGCCGTTCAATGGGGTGGCCGGTTTTCATGGCAACGGTTTACTCAGCCCCCATCCAGTCCAGCGAGGGTATCACTGTAATCTGCATTGGGTCGCATCCCAGGAGGAGAAAATAGAAAAGGCCGACAACCCTGACAGGGCAAGACACGTTCTTACAAACACATTCGATGCTGAACCTTACAAGCCCGAAGTGGTCGAGGCCCCGGATGCCAATGCTTTGCTTGATCGCGTGGAAGATTACAAGCCTCGCGAGATGTTACCGGATGGTGTGTTGATTGTTACTGCCGGTGTTGACGTTCAGAAGCGATACCTTGAATGTTCAGTTTGGGGATGGGGCGAGAATAAAGAGAGTTGGCTTTTAGAACACAAGATGATACAGGGAGCCCCGGACGACCCGGCAACATGGGGCGACTTGGAAAGCTTCCTTGGATCGTGTGCCTATCCTCATCCGAGTGGGGCAACCATCTCACTGCTTGAAGCAGGCTCGCGAGTGTTTGTCGATGCCGGTCACTGGGATCAGCACGTTCTGCCGTGGACATTCTCAAAGCAACTTCTTGGAGTCGCCGCAGTGCAAGGGTCGCCAACCGTTAACGCCCCAATCCTTGGCAAGGTGAGGTTTGGCAGTTCTCCTAAAGCCCGCATCTATCCGGTCGGCGTTAATCAGGCTAAGGATATTTTATACTCAAGACTTAGCCTTGATTCATCATCAAAGGACTCGGCCGAATTCCCTGCCGGGTATGTCCATCTTAACCGGGTCGCGACTCATCAATATATCGACGGGTTAACCTGCGAGTTTGGCAAGGAAGAAATATTCCGAGGTGAATCCTTTACTCGCTATGTCTGTCCTCCCGGCAAGCGTAACGAGCCCTTAGACTGCGCCATATATGCAATGTGCGCCAGGGTTGCTGTTAACCCCCGTTTTGATCGGGTCAGGGAAAACATGGAAAGGAAAACAAAAAACAGAAGACCGGATGCGACTCCGAAAAAAAGAACAATCAGAAAGCCTCGGGGCAAGGCCGGGTTTATTGGTGGATTTAGGCCGTGAAGAAGAACAAGGGATTGATGCAGCTAGAGGAGCAGTTGCATCCTTGGCAGCGAGTTCACTTGGCGATTCTGATCCAAGCCCGGGAGGATTGGGTGACGGCGAGGAGTCTCGATTACATAACGTCGGCGGGAATAATCAACCCTGCCGCCTTCCGATTCAAGGGGCACGGCACTCAGTTGATTGGTGGATTCTCCAACCCGATGACCATCCCGGCATTGCAGGAACTGGTCAGCTACTGGAATTCGCGTTCCCCGCTTGTTTCTGTTTCAGCATTGACCGGGGTGGAGATGGACATAGAGGAATTTCTGTCCCGGCTTAATCGGGCGATAGGCATGAGGAATCCAGGAACAAAGAAACTTCCCCTTGATGAACTATGAGAAAAACACGTTTTGACTTGGACGCGACTCAGTTGATCCGGCAATGGCCCGAGTCTCAGCCGGGAACACTTGCCTGTTATCTTGCCCTCCGGGAAATAGCTGCCTTGTGTGAGACAACCGACTTTTATGCAACCCTTGAGGAGATTGGCAAGAGGTCACTGCTCTCTGAAACAGGGACAAGGAGAGCCCTTGACCTGATGCAAAGGAGAAGCCTGATCAATAAACGCCGAACGGGCCGGGGGTTGGCAATACAACTCTACAGGGTCGCCAAGGTGTGATGGTCTATCGCAACGCCTATTTTAAGCTAGATTTTGAACTGTGGCAGACTCAGCACCAAAAGCTTCATTCTATGCGGGGGATTCTTCAACGTGGACCAGCACCTTTTCAGACTACTCGGCGGCAGATAGTTGGGTTGCCACTTGCGTCTTTCAAAGACCGGGAGCGAATGCGTTTAGGGTTGAGGGAACAGCATCGGGAGCGGACCATGTTTTTACAATCAGCCCCTCCGACTCAGCCGCCTTGGAAGCGGGTCGATGGTTGTGGGGGATCAGGGTCGCCAAGGATACGACAACGAAAACAGTGGCAACAGGGACGACCGTCATCCTTCCGAACCCCGAAGCAATTCCCGTTGAAACGCACAACGAGAAATGCTTGCGGTTGCTACAGGCCGCGATGGAGGAGAGGGCCGTCGATGTGCAGGAATCAATATCGATCCTCGGGCAGGATGTTACGAAGATCGCCAGCATTGAACTGGAGCAGCTAATCGATGCTTATCAAGCCAAGGTGAACCGCGAAAGAAAACACGCCTTCCGGTTGTTTAGTGGAGACAGGACAAGACGCTCCAGGATTTATCTCGTTGACTGATGAGCAGATATTTTTTCAATCCCAAGACTTCAATGATGGAACCTAAGCGGCCCATCAAGGAAAAGGCCCGGGCGTATTCCTCGGTCATTTCATCGCAACTAAACGCCGGCTGGACTGCACCCCTGACCAATGCACACGCCGAGTTTCGCGGAGGCATCAAGCAACTTCGCAACCAGACCCGCGACCTTGAACGGTCAAACAGTTATGCTGCCCGGTTCTTGACCGAGTGGACAACGAACATTGTCGGGAACGGTTTCACTTTTCAATCATTGGCGACCAATGCCCAGGGAAGGGAAGACCTTGCTGCGAGGCAGGTAATTGAGGATGCTTGGAACGATTGGAAGAAGCCAAGGAATTGCAGTGCTTCCGGGGATATGCCCTATATGGAACTCAAGGCACTTTCAGAACGTGCCTGCGCCCGGGATGGTGGAGTCTTGATTCAGAAAATTAAGGGATGGGATAAAGGGGATTGGCCCTTTGCTTTGCACTTGCTGGAGATCGACCGGCTGGATGTTGATTACAACGTCAAGGCAAACAAGCAGGGGAACCGTATCGTGATGGGGAAGGAACTGGATCGCTATAATCGACCAGTTGCCTATCACTTGCTAGGTGAGCATCCCGGCGACACTTACGGGGCAACCTCGGGAAGGAAGCGAACCCGGGTAGATGCCAAGGATATAGTCCACCGATTTTACCGCAACCGACCGGAGTCGGCACATGGGCAACCGTTGATGACAAGTTCCATTGAGTCATTGCGGCACTTGGAAAAGTTTCAGGAGGCAGAGTTGATTGCCGCGAGGATCTCCGCTTGCTCGACTGTTGCAATTGAGCGAGACGCATCTGCTCCCTATGAAGGGGACGAGTATGCTGATCAAGAGTTAACGCCCGGAGGCCAGTATCAACTTGAGCCTGGAGAGAGGGCGACACTGTTGGCCCCGCAGCATCCTAATAGTAACTTCGATGGATTCCGGGCTGCTGTTCTTAAAGGGGTGGCATCAGGATGTCTCAGTAGCTATCCACTGCTTTCTCAAGATATGTCTTCTGTGTCGTACTCTAGCCTCCGTGAGAGTAAACTAAACATCCGGGCATTGACCGATACCTTTCGGCAATGGAATATCGAGAACGAGGAGGAAATCATTTTCCGTTCTTGGCTTGGCACCTGCTTGAACACCGGAGCCATATCTTTGCCGGCATCAAACTTTAAGAATTTCGCCAAAGGTAGCTTCATCGGAAAAGGACAAGCCTGGGTCGATCCATTAAAAGACGTTGCAGGACTTGAAAAGGAACTGGCAATCGGCGCGACCTCATTAAGTCGGGCCGTCAAGGAAAGGCTAGGCATCTCGCTAGAGACAATCATCGACGAACGTGCCCGGGATGTGGAAGCATTCAAAAAGGCAGGACTGCCTGTTCCTTCCGCGATTGCCAGCAGTGACCGGAGTGATTCAATAGCCAAGACCCTTCAGCAGATATACCTCGCAGTCGGGACCGTGATCACGGCAGATGAGGCAAGGAAGATCGTCAACGAGAATGGCGGCGACCTGGAGGCAAGCTTGCCGGATGTTTTGAAGCCTGATCTATCGCAACCCGCAGAAAGTGTTATTTAGTATACTATGGACCAAAAAGGTTACAGAACTTTTACCATTAAACGCGAAGAGGATTCGACCTCTCGCGGGATACTGACAACGGAGCAACCCGTTGCCATGTTTGATTATTCCCGGGGCGACTTTGTTCCCGAGGTCTTGCTTATGTCGGGCATGAAAACCCGGGGCAAGTCGATAAAATTACTGGATACCCATATGACTGACTCGGTCAGGAACGTGCTTGGCAGCTTTGACCAGATAACCGTTCGCAAGGCCGGCGAAAGGCAAGTTCCCTATGACTTCGCAGAAGGCTCAATCAGAATCTCAGAGACCGAAGAAAAAATCGCTCAAAAAGTCGCGGAGGGGCATATCAATGAACTCTCCGTAGGATATTCCTACAGTGACGGTGAGACTGTCCACGTTCCCGATGGGGAGACCAAGGAAGTGCAGGGCAAGGAATACACCGGCCCGGTCAACATCCGCACAACCTGGATGGCAAGCGAGGCAAGTCTTGTGCCACTCGGGGCCGATGACGAGGCACAAATAAGAGGATTCAAGAGCATCAAGGATGCCAGAGAAAAAATTTCCAACCAACAAACAGAAAGCACAACCGAAGGGATGACCCCCGAAGGTGATGATGGCAATGACAAGCCGCAAGCAGAAGAAGAGGAAGGGAAGCAAGAAATTAAACTTAACAATTCAACAACTCATTTAAAAATGGAAAATCCAGATAATGAGGTGGACGCTAAAGAGATCAAGGCAAAGGCCGTTAAAGCCGGTGCCGAAGAATTCGACAAGCGAGCCGATGCGATCCTTGCCATAGGGCAAGAGGTCGATGATGCGGAGTGGGCACTTGCTCGACTTCGTGCCGGTGACAGTGTCGAAGAGGTCCAGCGTTCCGCTATTACAAAACTGAAAGAAGCCACTGCGACTCTCGGCACAAGCCCTGATCCTCTCGGCTTGACCAAGAAGGAATCTAAGTCCTATTCACTGACAAACGCCATGCGGTCTCTGACCACCGGCAAGAGTGTCGGCGGTCTTGAGGGCGAGGTATCCGATGCAATCGCACAACGCTCAGGCAGGGAAACCAATGGTTTCTTCCTCGCCTCCCAGCGTGACCTGGTTGCCGGGACTGCAACAGACGGAGCAGAACTTGTGGGAACTGATCACCTTGGTGGTGATTTCATCGACGCACTGAGGCCAAAGATGGTCACCTTGCAGGCCGGTGTTCGCGTTCTTAGCGGACTTAAAGGGGATGTTTCAATTCCTCGTAAGTCTTCAGCATCTGCTGCCAGCTTCAAGACTGAGGTTGCCGCACATTCCGTAAGCGAGCCACAGTTCGCAAGCGTCACAATGACCCCGAGGCATCTCGGTTGTTACACTGATGTTTCGACTCAGTTGCTTGCTCAGGGAACTCCTGACGTTGACTCACTGATCCGCGACGACCTTACTCAGGCTATCGCTGTTGGACTGGATAACGCTGTTATTCATGGCCTTGGTGATGGTTCAAATGAGCCACAAGGAATTGTCGGTGCAAATGATGTGCCGGTAATTGCTATTGCCGATAACACTGCCGGCGTACCGACTACTGCGGAACTGCATGACTTCCTTGAGTCCTTGGATAATAACAATGCTCTCACGGATAATGCATCCTGGATCACTGGCGCAGTTATTGCCTCGAGCCTCAAGCAAAACCTTCTCACCGATGCCGTCAGCGGTTACAGGTGGGATATGGCCAACAATACTGTTCTCGGATACAACGCTTACAGCACCTCTAATATTGAGGCCGAGCGTAGCGTATTCGGAGATCTGACGCAGTACCTGCTTTGCTTGTGGGATGGAGGGGTAGAAATTATCTATGACCCCTTCTCGGGAGCCAAGAGCCGGACGGCTAGCTTCATAGTGAACGTGCTTTGCGATGGCGATGTGCGCCAGCCCAAGGCGTTTGCTATCTCCGACAGTGGAGCGTAATCGCACCTAATCACGATGACCGGGGGAGGGTAAAATCTCCCCCGGCATTTTTTAATGTTAACTAGCAACGACTTCAGAAACAAACCCGACGAAACAATGGCACACGTTAAGATGATCAGAAGCGTCTCAAGGGACGGCAAGGTTCTCAGGGCCGGCAATGTTTACGAGGTCAGTGCTGCTGCCGCTAATACTTTGGTAGCCTACCGGGATGCTGAATTAACCGAAGCACCCAAGAAGAAAGCGGCGAAGAAAAAATCCGCGAAAGCGAAACCCGTGATCGAAGCAGAGCGTTAAGCCGCTTCTCCGGGCCTTCCCTTCCATGTTATCAACTTTTCAAAAGGCAGTTGAAAGCCAATTCAACTTTGCCAAGCGTAACGGGGATGCGAAGTTGACGATTGGGGGGAAGACAATTTCAGCCTTGATGATTGCACCCCCGACCGTTGAAGGGGATGCGAGGCGAGGCAGACAAAGAGGAACGCGGAGGGCATTGGTTGGAGTCCTTAAATCCGACCTCAAGAATACCCCGGTTCCAGGCGAGAGGGCAAAGCTTGACTCTTGGAATTGCGTGGTTGACGAGGAAGGGATTGAGGAAGAAGCCTTCACTTATCAGATCAATTTAAGAAGTGCCTGACGATGGAGATCGCAAGCCCAGCCACTCTAGAAGCATTTGCCGAGAATCGTATCAAGGCTTTGATTGATGCCCAGGTGTCACTTGTCCCAGATGCCAACATTCTTACCGGCCACACGGTTGAGGACGATGGGATCGACCAAGAGGCTCCTGTAATAATTGTGACAGTCGAGAGAGACAGTGAGGACATACCGGGAACCGGTTGGTGGGTATGTGCCGCCGAGGTTGAATTCGACCCTAGGGACTTATCAGATACTGATGCCGATACCGTGATGAACGAGATTGATACGGCCCTCGGGGATGGAGGATCGGACATCGAAACGCAACTGACCAATGGCCGCTTGAAATGCATGGCCGGCAGCGTCTTTTATGATCAAGCCTTTGACTATTCCGGGGATGCTGAACGGCTGAGATATTACCGATTCACTGCATCTCTGGGCCTTATTGCCCCCTGATCTATCCAAAACGGAAAACAGATATATAATTACATTAACCAATTAATTTTTTTTACCTATCATGCCCACCCCCCAATACGTCGATGCCAGCAGCGGAATGCAAAAAGGAGTAGGCTCAGTTGAGTCCGGTATTGCCATTTCATCCTTTGAGCATGCTATAGCCGACCCGAAAATTTTCAGTTTTGATAAAAATGGCTCCGCAGATGGCTTCTGTCATAACTGGAATCCCAGCGTGACGGTGACTTGCACCGGAGAGACCCGTGATATAAACGCCGGCCTTTGCCTCGCTCAGTTCGGAACGGCAATTACTTTTGCCAACGCAAACAATGCAAAGCTCACCGACCCAATCGGATCGGATTCAACTGTTGATACTGCTTTTGCCGGCGTTGAATCAACCGGAGGTTTTTATGCAGAGAGTGTAAACTTCTCGGAATCGCGCGATGGATTCCGCACGTTGAGCATTACCGCAATTAGTCATCCCGATATAGCATAAGCAAACAACTTCCCTGCCTGACGGGAAGTAAAACAAGTCACGCCAGAACGAGTGAATAAAGCCGAGCAGATTGCACAGTTGCGTAATGGTCAATGGATGACCTCAAGCACGGATCTCGCTGCCTCTCTGATGGCTTGCGGCGTTTCCCCTCTCAAGGACGGCCCGGTAAGCAACACTTACTCCAAAGAGCATCCTCATCGCAAAGGGAGGCCGGGGAAGATACTGTATCACCTGGAGACCAAGTCGGGCACGTTTAAAGATGCGACCGGTTCCCCATTGGCAACAGAAGCCCTGTCGGCGGGATACAATAGCAAGGATGCGAATGAGGTTCTTGATGCCTTGATTGATGAGGTCGAGGACGCCTCGCTGAGATCCAGAATCAAGAATCAACTTCCCCTAGCTATCATGTCGCATCATCGGGCGGCAATGGGCAATCGGTCAATCATCAGGAAGTGGTGGAGGCAGGTCGAGCCGTGGGTATTTCTCAGGAAGGGAAAAAAGAAGTTTCTCCTGCCGAGGAACTCAAAAGATACAGCAAAAAAATGGGGGTTAATTGAATGACAAAAGACGAACTTGATGAACTGACCGAAGACGCATTCCTAGATTCAGGGGATTATGTCCACAATGGAAGGCCACATTTCTTTTCCTTCAATCACCGGTATGCCCTGCTGGCAATGATCAAGGAAGCCGGGAAGATATCCCTGGAGGAGCAAAGCTTGATAATGTTCTGGCTCAGTTCCTTTGGACCCGATGAACTAAAGCAGATCAGAAGTGAGTGGCGGCGAGATCCTGAGATAGTGTTCAGCCGCTTTGAGGACAGGGATGATGCTTTTGTTTTCGCCCCCGATTCGGAGGAGATTATTGCGATGAGTGAGTTTTGCGGAAAGATGTGGGATCATATCGACGGATCGACAAACATCGTGGACAACGAGGACGAAGGAGACAAGGTGGAGGACTCAGGGTCGCCGGGAAAGTGAGTCGGGCGGCCATGTATGTCGCTGCCCTTTCGCGAGTATTGCCCGGGCACTCGGTTGATTGGTATTTAAATAGCCTCCCCTACTCCCAGGGCATCCAGTTGCAAGCCATCGATTGGGCAAGGCAGGGGGTCAAGTTCCACAACTCAACGCCGGCCCTTCCCGGAGAATCCTTTGCCGAGATCGCCGGCATGGAGTCTATCGCAACCTAGCCCAAAAGCTTACATTCTCCGAAATGGCAACAACGAAGTCCAGCAACGTGAAGGAGTGGAAAGCCGCCTTCACGAAGTATGCCAAGGTGAAAAGGAACATGACTCACCGGGAGATCATCAATCACTTTGGAGGACAGGCTTGCTTGTGGGCTGTCAAGTTTTCCCCTAAAGCCAGGAAGTCAAAAGCACTCTCTGACAAGAATGAACCCAAAAAGCCAAGCCCGACCCCGACAAGAAGCACGGCAAAGAGAAGGCGAAGAGTAAAGAGAAAGGAAGATGTTAATCTATTCCACCGACTGGCAACCGGTTACCGGAGAACTCCCGGAGGATGGGTTAAACATCGAGGAGTTCACAAGGGCGAGGGCAACTACAAGGAAGCGTTGAGGATTTACAATTCCAAGAGGCGAAGTGCCGGGGCAATCAAGGCCGGGTTTCTTAAACCTGCCGCCATGCTTGGGAAAAAGGTCAGGAACAGGAGCGTTAAGCTTGAAGGCGGCAAGAGTGCGTCGAAGTCATGGGGCAAGAAATCAACACTCAAGCAACTTAAAGCGGAAGCATTCAACAACGTAGCCGGGTCGGGAGCAGTTGGCGAAAAGCCAATGTCACAGGCAATGTCCGAAGTGATACGCCGAGAAATGGAATACGTCCGCAAGAAAATGCAGGCAGAGGATAACAAGTTCTCAGCCAAGAAATTTAGATAACGATGGCAACCAAAACATCAAAACTTCATACCTCTTTTACCGGAGACGATAAGCAATTCCAGAGAACTGCCGGGAGGGTAATGAAGTCGGGAACCCAGATGGGCGCGATGGCCGGCAGACTCAAGGGAGCCTTTGCGGCAATGGGCGGCGCGATGGTTCTTGGTGGCATTATTGACAAGTTCGACCGGATTGGGAAGCTTGCCGCCCGGTTTGATGTAACGGCAGAAACATTGCAAAAGCTTGGGCACGTTGCACAAATAGGAGGGGCAGACTTGGAAACTGTTGCCAAGGCAATGAAGACCTTAAACACTTCGGCAGCGGACGCGAAAGAAGGCATGGCGACCTATGTTCGTGAATTCGACACTTTGGGAATAAAGGTGGACGACTTTTTTAAGTTGAATCATGAGCAGAGATGGCTGGCAATTGCTGATGCAGTACAGAATGCGACCGACCGCAATGCAGCGATGGCCGCAATTACCAAACTCATGGGCAGGGCAGGGGCCGAAGTTTTCACAATTTTAGAGCAAGGAGGAGCGGCAACGAGGGAGATGATGGAATCTATCACGGTTGCTAAGGATGAAACCGTCAAAGCAATTGAGGACATTAATGACAAGATGACAGAACTAGCAACTGTTTCCGGGGGGACATTTGCTAACATTTTTGCAGGGGTTATTGACGGGGTGATGGCAGTAGGCAAGGCCATAGCTATGACGGTTGGCATGGCAAAGGCAATGCTTCCGGGAGGGCAAACGCCAGAGGAATTTCAACAAGCATGGCAAGCAACCATGCAAGCGGAGAAAGACAGGAGGGAAAAAGAGGAAGATGCCAAGGATGCCGCCAAAAAGGCAAGAGAAAAGGTAGATGATGCTGGCATAAAGGCCGAAGCAATAAAAGAAAGAGAAGCCCTTTTGCTGACAACCCCCATTTTCGCGAACAAAATAAAAAGGGCTTTTGCTGAAGATGAAACCCCCTTTGCAGAAACAATTGCGGCACTTGAGGAGAGGTGGAAGCCCGACGAATTGGAAAAGAAAAAAGAAGCAGAGCAAAAGATTCTATCCGGCCAGTTTAGCGAGTTCATGCAGACGGCAGGACTTGGCGGCACTGGATACCTGAGAAAGACCCCGGAGATTGTGCAACTTGAAAAGCAAACAAAGATTTCTGAAAGTATGCTGCAAAGTTTGAAGGACTTTAATTCATCGATGGGCATCCTCGTTGAAAACACTGTAGACCGATAAGATATGCCAACGCCAACCTACAAAGGAAGCACAAAGTGGAAGCAACAACGGGGCACTAGCTTCGGTTCATCCCGTGAGGGGCAGGATCATATTGAATTAAAATACCGAGGCCCGAGCCATTCCGTCCACTCTTTTCTAAAAGTCTGGACTAAAAACAAATCATGTCCGGAGAAGGGCTTTAGTCATTGCAAACTTGTTCAGGCCCCTAGCGTTAAAGAGGACAGCCATGGATACTCCACCGCTGTTTTAAGATTTGAAGGCATAGAGCAAGGGGGAGGGGAAGCCCAATTAGGGGAACGCGTTATATCGGAAATAACCTATTCATTTAACGCCAATTGGTTGTCGTTCAGGATCGACAAGTTCCCAAACAATGAAAAGGAGATGCCCACCTGGTATAGTTACCTTGGCGAATCGATGACCGCTCGATATACATCCCAAGAAAGACCGACCAAGGACAATCTAATCGGCGGCACTTATGCACAAACGCATTTAACTAAGCCTGAGCCCATGAGGAAGGACAGCGGCGAAGGCCCAAAGGCTCACCTATTAACTCAAAACGTGGATTACGTTTGGATCATCCCGAACGGGGCTTTCACTTACGAGGAGACAGGCGGATTCTATGATGTAACCGAGGTATGGGAAACCTTTCTAGAATCCAATAATTAAAGATGCCATCAAGGGAGCCAGAACGTCCTGAAGGTGGATGGAAGATCCACGAAAGGCAGTTGCAAGACTTGCATGACTGGATGAAGAGGGAGCGATTCCTGCCCGGTCCCGGTATCATTGAGACTCCTCAAGGCAAAAGATTCCAGCCTAAGGATTATGATCGTCTGCCTCAGTTTCACCCGATGCTGGTTTACGGCGACGAGACACAGAGCATAGCCTCCAGCGGAGTGGCCACAGATTACGAGGCTTCCAATGAGCGGCAGGCGGGGTTTGCGGAGAACGGCATTTCAACGCTTACGCGATTAGCAATAAGGCTGGGCTATGTGTTCGGCCCCTGGAAGGGCGGAGGTTCCAATCAACAGATTGCAAATATTCAGCAGTGGGTTTTTGAGCCAAGGATCGGAGAAACACTTTTATCCGCGGCTAGACCACCAACCTTGCAACTAACCGCTGGCATGGCTAATTATATCTATCTCCGACTTGATTGGCTAGCACACAGTGAACCGGTCGGCGGGCATACTTATGACACTAGCTCCCGGGGATTCAAGGCCCACCATAAGTTGCACGTTGCCGGGGCAACAGCGGATCAAAGCGGAGGGTCCGGGGACGGGTCATTTGATTCCCATCGCCACGCCTTGACGATTGATGCGACCTCGGGGGAAGCCAATCACGTAGGGGATGGCAATGTTAATGCCGTGGGGCCGCAAGAGCCGGGAATTATCCTGCCATTGCTTAGGCGTTATTATTACATAGATAAAGATAATCCGCCCGCCTTCATTGTCAGGACCGACGAAGAGCCACCGACTGAACTGGAGACGCGAACCTTTATCCCTGCTGGCTATGTAACTCTTAACGAGAATGGACTAATCGAGGGGAATGGCGACATTAACGGATTTCGATGGTTCTTGGAAGGCCCGGTCTACGCAAGACGCGAACCTATATATGTGAGTGATTTTTCCACCCCAGACAATACCGAGCCAACCCCGATTGCTGCACCGGAGGGAATGGAAATGCCCGGGAGCGAATTGCTATGATCGAGGAATTTTTTCAGATGTTTCCGGCGAGGGCATTGTTTCTGATCGCCGGCCAGCCCGACCTAGTGCTTGATCCCGAGTCTTCCGAGTCAATGGATCGGATGGGTTGGTTGCCAGGATCTCCAGCAGGTCTTTGCCTTTGTTCCGGCACTTGCCCAATCGTCACCGAGGGCCGTCATCGACTCAGCTACTTGAAAAAAAAGGACGAACTCGACCTCCTTGTGCCTGTCCTCATCAAGGTCAGGACGCTAGGTGATGGTCTATCGATATGATTCTTTTGGATTAGATTAGAAACAGGATGCCAGTTCACACAACTAGATTCACCGGGGATACCTATTTCACGAATACCCACACGGCAGGGCAGAAGATTTACTGCCGCAGCACTGATGCCGCAAACGATGATGGCACGATTAACCTTTACGGTCGGGCCACTTCAGGAGCCACTGCCGACTATGTGCAACTGAACCCCGGTTCTAACGAGGGCAAGATTGAACAACTCTCATCTGCTGCTTGGTCGCATTTGTATCTAGCCAAGTGGGATACTGCCTTGACCGGAGTCGGTTCTGTATTTTCAAACGATGGCGTTGCGGCTCAGGGGAGCGTGAAAATTGTAACCAACCCTGCTGATTCTGAGAATATCCAGATTGGTCTAACCGGTTTTTTGACTACATACACTTTTAAAAGCAGCGTATCCTCCCCCGGGCAAGTCAAGATCGGAGGATCGACAGCGGCAACTGCTGACAACCTAGCATCCGCAATTAATGATGCCCAAACGGGAACAACCAATCCAACAGATGGCACTGATTGGAATTCCTCCGCGGCTCATACGCAGATTTCGGCCACATCAGATTCCGGTACAGTGCTTTTCCAAGATCGGGTGAATTGTGAAAGGCAGCTTGCCTGGGTGATCACGCCAAGCGATAGCGGGGATTTTCATACCTCTGCCATTCGCGGCGGGATTGACGGGACCAAGTTGGTGGACATACCTGCGACCTCAACTTCCGCAAGCACATCAAGCATATCGGGAGTTGATCTTGATTCGGAAGACTTGGCAACAACCAATGCAAGCGGATTGCTGACCGGGGCCAGTGACTCGATGGCAGTTCGCGGGAGGTTTGTTGTTGATATAAGATGCCAAGACCCGGGAGCAAGTGTCGCCGCAAAGATTCAAACAAGCAACGATAACACAAACTGGAGGGATGCCGTTTCGACTATCACCGACTTGGACACGGATCAGGATCAGATAATCTCCGGGACGGATTGCTTTGGCGAATGGGCTCGCCTGTATATAAGCACCTGGAGCGTAACAGCGGCCAAGGCTTACAATATTAAATTTATCTCTCAAGGCTAATGGCAAGACGATTAATCATTGATGACAGGACCGGGGTTCTTTACGAGGATTTTACGGCAAGGCGCATTGCCTCGCTGGATGAGTTCTTTAACGCCGAAGCGGGTGCAACAGAAACGGTGGAAGTCTTTAGCGTTAACGTCAACCCCCAGACCCGGGCCGTTACTGCTAACACAATCCTGACAGCCAATGTCTCCCTTGATCTTGGAGTGCCGAGGGCAAAACCAACCGGGGGCAAGTTAACGGTTACCTATGGATCAGATACTAGCGGCGAGATCCCCATTGAAACCCTGACAGCAGAAACACTTTCCTCGGCCCTCAATCGGTTGGACGCAATGGAAACTGCCGGGGGTTGCGATGTGTGGAGAGCAGCAGAGGATGACTCAGAGCTTTCCTTTTATGTGCGTCTACAGAACAACGGGGCTCCAGGAACTAATCCTTCCTTTGATTGTGACGGGGCAACCCCTCCCGCAATTGGCGAGGTGACAGTGGTCAAGACCGGGGCAAGTTCAGAACGTGCCTTGTGGCTTGTGAACATTGCAGAGAAGCCAGTGGCCTCAATTGCAGAAAGTGCATGGTCAACCGTCACAAGTGGAAGCTTTGGAGGATTGACTGCATCGCTTGCATTGAACGGGGCCGGGTTGCTGGCACATCTCTCAAAGGAGAATCCAGGGCAGTTGACCTTGACCGTCAAGAATTCCTCAAGCGTTCTTTACCGGGGAACAGTTGATGCATTGCCGGCAGTTGATCCTAATGATTTAAACGGTTCTTCTATCCACGCAATCTTCCCGCAGATCGTCACAAGCGGAAGCAATCCGACCGTGAATGATGATACGGATGACGGCTATGGGGTTGGCACTTTGTGGATAAACACCTCAACGCCAAGTGCGTTCTTGCTCATGGCGAATGGAGCCGGGGCTGCAAACTGGGATGAGTTAACAGAGACGGCCACCGGGCAACTCCTCTTGACGGGTGGCACGATGACCGGAAACATTGCCTTCTCAGGATCGCAGACTGTTGATGGGCGGGACGTTTCCGCAGATGGAACAAAGCTGGACGGCATCGAGCCAAGTGCAGATGTAACCGATGCGACTAATGTAACTGCCGCCGGGGCATTGATGGATAGTGAGGTGACCAATCTCGCACTCGTAAAAGCCCTAGCCACAGGCATTTCAGATGGGAATGTTTTAACCGCCAATGATGCAGTCGCGGATGATGATTTTCTGAGGGTCGATGGAACAGAGGTCGAGGGCTTAACAGTGGCCGAAGTCCTAACTGCATTAAATGTTGAAGCCGGGGCCGATGTCACTGATGCCACAAATGTTTCGGCGGCAGGGGCGTTGATGAAGTCAGGCGGCGCGATGACCGGGGCGATTACAACGAACAGCACCTTTGATGGGGTGGATGTGGCCACCAGGGACGCCGTTTTAACTTCAACGACGACCACGGCCAACGCCGCCTTGCCAAAGGCTGGCGGGACGCTTACAGGATCGGTTAGCGGGATACAGTTCGGAAACGCCGCTGATGCTAATTATAACAAACTGACAAATCTGACAGACGGGACTGCCGCCCAGGATGCCGTAGCTTTTGGCCAATTAAACACCACTAAAAACGACCAAACGGGAACGACCTACACCCTCGTTCAAGCCGACACACGGAAGACGGTGCGGCTGAATAACGCTTCTACGGTGACGGTCACTGTTCCGAAAAGCATATTCGATGCAGGAGAAATTTTAACGCTATTTCGCAAGGGAGCGGGAGGCGTTACCATTGCTCCAGTAGACGGCGACGTGACAATAAATTCAGTCGGAACAAAGCGAAAGCTGGCTAGTCAGTATTCAGCCGCCACGTTGATTTGTGTTACCGGCGGGGCAACACCGGAATTTGACCTTATCGGGGATCTAATCAGCTAAAAAAATGTTTATCCCCGCCGGCGTCGTTGCAAGTTCCCTTGGCGATATTCGTGACCACTTTGGCACCAATCTGCATTCGGCCTATAGTGTGCGAAAGCTCAACGCCTACAGCTCATTTGGCTTTGTAATCCGCCGGACAGTTGACGATGAAGAGGCCAACCTATACTACGACGACCTGGGCAACATCAGCTTTACCTCTGTTGTCTCTGGCTTTTCGTCGGGATCTAGTGCATCTAACCTTGGCCAATTTATGGCAGCGCCAGGATATACAGACGCAGACAGCCTGGGATCGGTAGCATCGGCGGCCGTTGTGACGTGGAAAGATCAGGGCGGAAGCGGGCGCGACGTGACCAATGCAACCGAAGCCAGACAACCGACAATAGTTTCCGGCGCCGTATTGAAAACTGAAAACGCGATTGCGGCCTTGGACTTTTCTGGAAATATGCTTACTCACTCAGACGGCAGTGCCTATGCCCAGCCGAACACCTATGTGGCCGTAGTCCAAAGTGACGTAACCACGGGCAGTGATTACTTTATCGACGGCGATGGTTCCGCTTCAAATGACAGGCACGTTGTCGGACACTCGAACAACAAGAAAAAGATTCACGCGGACGATTGGGCGGGAACCGCATCCGCAGACACCGATCAGAATTTGTGGTTTGTGATGGTCAATGGCGCAAGCACAGCTATCCATATCAGTGGTGCGTCAGACAGTGCTGGTGGAGAAGATCCCGGTGACTATGACATGTCAGGATTCACCATCGGGGCAAGGCACACCACCGCCGGCTCGGCATGGGATGGGCGAATCCAGGAAATCCTTTACTTTCGAGGGGATCAATCCGCTATTCGCGGCGACCTGGAGGACGACGTTAATCGTTATTATTCAATCTATTGATGCCTTTTCTAATTATCACAACCTACGATGAGGCCGTAGCCAGAAACGACGAGGCTGGCAAAGACGCCGGCCTCGCATACCATCAAGGCACTGGCGTCACTCGCTACGTCTGGGCAACCGAAGTTGAGGATTCAAATGATCCACGCGCCGCCCTTGTTGTTGATCGCAGGCAGAATCTTTTGAACGCGGCAGAAACCGCCGCCCTAGTGGACGACCTGCCGGCCGACTGGCAAACATCGGTAGACCCATGAAAAGCTTTATCCACCGGAGAGGATTCAGAAACCATCAACCCAGAGAATCAAAACTTATGAAAGCACTAATTAAAAAAGGAATCAGAAGCCTGATCGAGGGATGGGGCAAGCGACAACTGGCAAAGCTTGCCCTTGCTGTCGGTCCCGTTATTGCAGTCACTCAAGACCAATTGGATTCGACTGTTGCCGTGGTCATCGCCGGCGCATTGATGCTGGTGGAGATCATCTTTTCCAAACTGAACAAAAGCAAGCTGGAGAAATCACATCCATGAAACCTAAATATTTATTACTGGCAATCGTTCCGCTTCTCTTTGCGAATTGCACCGGGATTAATTCAGAAAGCCTCAAAGCATCTGTATCCAACCCCTCGACCGTCCTCGGCCCCCGCAAGGTGATCGGAGTGGAAGTCGATGTCCTCTCGCGGCGCGTAGGGGCAGGGGTATGGATTCAGCCCAAGGGCTAGTCAATTGCACTGCGACCCCCTCAAGGCGTGTTCAGGTGGCTTAAAAGGACGTTCTGGCGAAGACTGGCGGGAAAGGCATCACCCCCGACCCCCAGGGAAATTGCCGCCGAGGCAGATACATTCTCGGAAGGCTTCCGCAAGTTGGGCGTTCAGCATTTCGGATACCGGGAATTCCTATATCTCGGAGCAGGTCACAATGACACAAGGAGCCGGGGGTATGGATTAAACGGGACTCCTCCAAAGAGACTATGGCCGCATATCTATGAACTGGCGATCCTTGCCGATGAGATCCGGGACAGACTCAATGCCCCGATTAAGCTATTAAGCATTTACCGGAGTGAAAGATATAATGCTGCTATTGGAGGGGCCTCACTCAGTCAGCACAAGGAAGGAAAGGCAATGGACTGCACAAGCCCACAAAAGCCGGCAAGTGAATTGCACCGGGTCGCACTCGGGGCAAGAAGGGATGGATTGTTTCAAGGCGGCATTGGGTATTATCCAAAATCCAATTTTGTTCATATCGATATACGGGGGAGGGATGCTGATTGGTAATGATTGAGAACGCGACAGATTTAGAAATGATTTTTGAGACAGTGATGGGATTGGTTGTTTCTGTTGGGGCCTACTACGCCTGGAGAGCTAAACGAGAGGCGACCGAGGCGAACAATGCAGTAAACCATTCGGGGGACCAGCCGAGGCTTTACGATCTAGCCTTGAGCAATCACGAAGGAGTTGCCCGGATAAAGGAAAGACAGTCGAACATGGAAAAGAATCTTGAG